GATATGATTTATTCTACAGTTGGACGGATAGATCACTCGAAAGGGTATCATAAAGGAAATTTCGAGTGGCAAGAGTATAGCGATAATGCATCTGAACAAGCGATCAGACGTAATCCGTTCAGAGACCGTGACATGTTAGGTAGATACGTCTAATGGCCTTAGACTGCTTTATCGTGATGAAGAGCGGCGACGGATACGTTGTCCATCGCTACAAGACTTCTGAGTTTCTTGAGGCAATAGCTGTGTCTCAAGAAACTCGTAACACTAATCCATTTTACGTTAAAAGAGCTAAAATTGTTGATCAATTTGTAAGAGACGGAAAACCGCAAGATACAGTTTATTGGATTGAGCAAGATCAAATTAAGAAAACAACAATTCCAAAGACAAAAGATAATAATCCAAATCCTAAGATTGTTGTAGGAAATATCACAAACGGATATGCACAAGTTTGGGTTAATGGAAAAAATACTGAAATTCGGGTTCCTCCAGGAATGAGCCATGAGGAGTTTAATGATTTGGTTCGTCGTGTAACTGGTAAAGATAAAGACGATAGTATGGATTGGCTTGGTTATACTGGTGCAACGAGTTTGGATTCGTATCAGACTGTTCCACAGACAGGAACCGGCGTTCCTTCGACACCGACGGTTCAATCATCATGAGCTATCGTAATGTATAGAAATTTTGCTAATGCTTCTGTCAAGTATCAGGCAAAATTGCGAGATCGTGACATTGATGCTGTAGGTGTTCGTACCTGGATTCGAATTAACGAAACAGAACAATCAAGAGATTTTTATGGTGATCCTATTATTAAGACAAGAACCTTTCGTAAGCAGATTTCATTAATTCCTCTTTATGATCGATATTACAACGTTGTTGATCTTATGGGGTCTGATGTTGAACTCAATATGCCGCTTCAGTGTATTGTACGTGTTCAAGAGCATATTCCAAATAATTCCGTTATTGAATTGCCACTGAGAAATGACGAAGGAAAATTAGTTAATAATTGGTGGACTGTTAATTCGACACAAATCAAGCATCTTGAAAGAGGCTACTCAAGAGTTGCTTATTTAACGCCAACAAGAGAGCCTGTTGAGAATTTCCAAAGGGAGACATTTCCAATTACAGCAACTTCTCACTTAACTGTTGACGCAACGGTGATCCATGCCGGACCCTGATGACGTTCGTCCGTCAACACTAAACGAAATTAATCAAGTTATCGCAGAACGTTCGTTTGAGTTGCTTTCTTTTATTGCGCCAAGAACATGGACTGATCCAAAAAGAATTGTTTACTCTCCAATTGATGAGTTTGACACGGCAATCGAGATTTTTGAAGGGACAAGAAGTCGTCAGACTCCCGAACACCTTCAGGTTCCTTTCGCTTACTTCTCAAGGCATACTGGACTTGCTGTAGGAGATACGTATAATTTCTCAAGGCGTCCATGGGCAGAGTGGCTATCAACCTATGCACGACAAATACCCCGTGCAGATAAAATGATTAAGTTTATTCCAGCAACTTTTCAGTACAAGCTAAGAATATTTGATAATAGGTTTCAAAAGCTAGAATCTCTTATTGATGCTCACTTGCATATGGGAGTCAGATCGAAGTCTAAGAGATACTTTTACGACTCTGATGTTTTAGGCGTTCGCACTCCTTATGGTATTGATTGGGGAAACCCTCAATATGATCAAAATCCAAACTTGAGAGCAAAAACTCAAGAGCGCGGTAGACTTTATTCTATTATCATTCCGTTTGAAGTACACTGTGCATTGGGTCAATCCCTGCCAGTTAAGAGGATCGAGGAGATTGACGTTGGGCTTTATCATCTCCGTGGTAGCGGTAGGCCAAGCCCTAACGACGACGATAAGATTGACCAGTTGATAATAGACTCCAATACGGAAATATAGGAGAGATATGATGGCTTGGGCCACAGTCTACTACTACAACAAAAATAAGTTTTCTGTTACTGTAAAGGGTGATGATAACCAGACCTATTTTCTTCCACCTAGAACTTTTTCGTTTATCAAAGTTCAGCTAAAAAGCGGTTTCACGTTACCTCCTGGAGTTGTGTCTTACTCGACACCATCATGGTTTCAGCAGCGTCACTGGCCGTTTCATAAGCCGTGGGGCTCTGATCCCGGTGCTCCTTAATTCTTGAGCTAAGAACTCAAGAAAATTCCGAATTATCGGACAGTAACATTTAAGGAGAAAGAATATGAGATTTTATAACTCCGAATAGGAGACGAAAATGGCCGTCTTGTGGAAGCTTAAATGATGAATGAAAGGTAACAATACCATGTATACGATCTATCACGTCAAAGGAATCAAAGTCGGCTGCACAAAGAACTTTGAAGCTCGCTGTCTGCAAAATAAAGCGATGTATGGCGACGATATAGAAATTGAGATTCTAGAAATACTAGAAGATGAAGTTGGAGATTCTGTAGCTGGAGACGTCGAATCAGGTTGGTCAATATCTCTAGGCTATAGGAAACAGACTCACTACAAAATTTCTTGTGAAAATTTAGACGGTGCTTGGGGTTGGAAAGGTAAGAAAGGTTTTGCTGTTAGAACTGATCTTGCTAGAACTTCCTATCTGACAAAAGAACAGTATCAAGAACTTGGTCGAAAAGGTGGAAGAAAGGGATTTGAAGCTCAGTGGAAAGCTGGCAAAAATCCTTTTCATAATTCTGAAATTCAGTCTCGAAATGCAAAACGTGCAGCAGAACTTGGTCGTGGTGGAATGAAAAAGATTGTTGAATGTCCTCATTGTGGCAAATCAGGTACGGCTGCCATTATGGGACGTTGGCACTTTGATAAGTGTCGTAACAAGAACATCAGCTTAGATGCTGACAGTAAAATTGTTGTTACGTCCAATTTAGGGCAAAGTCCCTAAAATATCGAAGGATTACGAAAGTGGCGATTTACGTAGCACCTGGGGTCTACGCAAGAGACGTTGACCTTTCGCAGATTGTTAGAAATCAGGCAACTTCGGTTGGCGCTATTGTTGGTCAAGCGCAACGTGGTCCGACAAATAAGCGAGTTCTTCTCACAAATACAAGAGATGCAATTTCTCTTCTTGGTGCGCCTAATACAGAGTTTGGCTATGGTGTCCATTCTTTGGTTGTTGCCCTTGAAGAAATGCAACGTTGCTATTTTGTCCGAGTTACGGATGGAGCCTATAACGCTGCTACTATTATCAATATTGAAACTGCTGATGAGCCGTTTGCTGAAGTGCCTCAGGGTGTCCCTGAGCTTATCGCTGAAGAGTTTGATTCCTTTCCAGTATTAATGACTGAAACTATAGACGTAGGTGACGGCACTGAAGCTACTTTTACTGGAACTTTGGTGCACGATCCGGTTTCTCGTGTTGTACAGATTGAGGATGGCGATAGAGTTATTCCTGTGACCATTGCTGGTAATGGCACAATTACAGGAACCGGACTAACAGCCGGAACGATCAACCTCGCTACAGGCGCTATTTCTATTACTTTTGCTGTGCCTCCTGCCGCTAGTCACGCCATTCAGGTTGTTTATGAATATTCAAATGTTACGGATTCTGCATTTCTCATTCTAGCAGAAAATCCGGGTGAGTGGGGCGGTACTATTAAGATTGGCGTCAAGGAAGTTGCTTACGACACTGAAGCCTTCCAGATCGATGTTTTTGAAACTGTTGAAGGTCTTAACCTTCGACGTGAATCTTTTGTTGTTTCAAGAAAGCACAAAAAGGATGGCCATGGTTCTCAAATGTATCTTGAGGATCGGATTAACGGTCGTTCTGCTTATATCAGAGTTATAGATAACCGCACTATTTCTGCTGACGTTATGCCCGCATTTCCACTGACTCCGGTTGCTTTAACCGGCGGTTCGGATGGAAATGCTGTCTCTGAGGCGAATATTGTTCAGGGATGGCAGCTTTTCAAAAATCCTGCTGAAGTCGATATGAACATTCTTATGAATGCTGGTTATACCTCGGAAGATACATTTGGTGTTCAGTCTGCAATGCAGGCTCTTTGTGAGCGCCGTCGCGATTGCTTCGCTATTCTGGATATTCCTTACGATCAGACAAAGATGTTCCCGACGACAGATGCGCGTGATTGGCGTGTCATGACTCAAAACATCTCTTCTTCGTTTACTGCTCTTTATTCTCCTTGGGTTCTTGTTTACGATACATTTAACGACATTCGAAATCTTCCGATTCCGCCTTCTGGTTTCGTCGGTCAGGTATTTGCGAGAACAGATTGGAATCGCGAAACTTGGTATGCTCCTGCCGGTTATAATCGTGGTATTCTTGTTTCTACTCTTCTTCCTCCTGTCGATGTTACAGAACGTTATGGCGTTCCTGGCGTTGAGGGTGAATTCGGTGATCTAGAGGCGCTTTACGAAGCTCCTTCCAATATTAACCCGATTATTTTCTCTCCAGGTGACGGAATTGTTGTCTTTGGTCAAAAGACTCAGCAGACAAAGCCGAGTGCTCTTGATCGAATCAACGTTCGCCGGTTGATTATCGCGATTGAGCGTGCAGCAAAGCAGTTCCTGAAGTACAAACTGTTTGAGATGAACAATGTCTATACTCGTATGGACATCACTGCCGCTCTCGATCAGTTTATGAGAGATGTTCAGGCCCGTAACGGTGTGTACACCTACAAAGTGGTCTGTGACGGCTCGAACAACACTCCTCAGGTTATCGATAATAATCAGTTGAATGTGGATATTTACATGCAGCCCCAAAAAGCGGCTGAGTTCATTCAGCTCCAGAGCATCATCACTCGTACCGGTGTGGATTTCAGAGTATTTGTGAATGCAGGCGGTAACGTCGCGTAAAGAGAGCAATTCTCCAGTAAGAGTAAAGTAACATCTCTTCACTCAATAGGAGTAAGAAATGCCTGGAGTATTAGTAGAACAACTAGAGGGTCTTGTTGATCCTCTCAAGTCCTATCAATTTCGTATGAATATTTCGCCTGTGCGTGGCACTGCAAATTTTATCGGTAACGATATCATGTCGCTGCGCTGCACAGGGACTAATTTTCCTGGATCGACCATTCCGCAGATTGGTGTTGATCTTGGTGGTTATCACCTCCACTACAATGGTATGAGAATGTTCTCGTATCAGTGGACAACCACTCTGATCGAAGATCAGGAAGTTAATATTAGTGCTCAGATTGCTTCGTGGATGAAACTGATTTACAATCAGCGTACATCCGTTGGTAATTTCAAGCGGGATTACGCTTCAGTCGGAACGATTGAAGTTTTTAACGATCCTGATGATGTTGTCTGGACTCGAAGCGTTTACAATATTTGGCCGACAGTTGATCCTGATGTTCTTTTTTCATTTGCCGGTGGCGGAACTCGTATCGATAAACCGATTGTTTGGTCGTTTGATTATTGGGATGATGACGCGCTGTCTTCAGATGGTACGGGTCTTCAGGCCGGAGCAGCGGCAGCCTAAATGCCAGTTATCTCACGCTTTCTCTCCCCTGGAGTTTTTTCAGGGGAGAGAGAATCTGGGCAAACCACATCACTTGGTAATGCCTATGACCCCTCATTCGCAAACACAACAGGAGAGCGTGGATATCAAGATGGATATTTATTGCCTTCTGGTGTATTTGCTCAAAGACCTTTATCATCTAATAGAATGTCCTTTGCTCCAGAAACGGAATCAGTTCAAATAGATAATATTCCAATTGCAGAACCACAAAGAAGTTACGATTTTCGTGTTCTGTTGCCTTCTATTCCCGGCGCGGTAACGCCTCTTGCGGAGGCCACAGACGCCACTCCAATTGAAAGCACTCAGCAGTCCTCGGAACCTGTTGGCGGGCGCTACAGGCACTTCCCTGGCCTTTACATGGGCACGCCCTTACCTATCGTGCTCTACCATAACCAAGAGTCGGATGGCCTTCCTGGACACGTTGCATTGGAGTATTTGAGAGCTTGGAAAAAGCTAATTCAAAATGACGATGGAACTTATAATTATCCTATTGGTGATGGTGGAAATGGTTATTGGAAACCAATTTTCTTGGAATTGAGAAACGTTAATCAACAAAGAGGTTATTTGATTGAATACAGTGGTTGTTGGCCAATATCAGCTCAGCCAATTCGCATGCAATTTGCACAAAGCACAAGAACTGTTGTTATGGCTACTTTTTCTTGTAATCGTATCATTCCAAATGTTCAAAGTGGAGGCTCATTATCGGGAGGTGCAACTTACGGACAACCATCACCTGGATACCCATCTGACGCTTTAGCAATACAAATGCTAAATGTTTAGAAGTTTGAAGACTGGAGAAGACTATGGAACTGCAATTTCACCCTGTAACCTTGCCTGGAGCAAGAGCTTATCAAGCAGTTGAAATTCGTCCTTTTGGTACGCCTGATGTTGAGGCTTATGAAAGGGTAAAGAAAAACGCTTCTGAACCTGCTTTGAGAAACCTCATTGGTAGGACGTTAAGAGGTGTTGATGTAAACGATCTATACGAACCTGATTTTCTGTTCTGCATGATGTGGCACAGAGTCAACTCATTTACAGCATACCCAATGCAATTGCCTTGGACATGTCCAAATTGCGAAAGAGAAAATAAGGACGTTCTTGATCTTACAAAATTACTTTCCGATGAAATGCCGGAAGATTATGATCCAAACGGTGTTCCTATCGAATATCCTTGCGGCATTCCGCTTGTAACTCGTCTTCCAAAAGCGGGAGACGAAGCTAAGGCACGCGCTTTGCTGACTAATATGAGCAAAGAGATCAATCAAAATAATCTTGGGAAAGCAGAGAATCTTCAACTCTTTGAGAATGATACAAACTTCTCTGGAGCAGAGAAGTGGGATATTATTAACAGAGCCTTTACTGTTGAAGATGTTTTTACACTCGATGCTTTTAAGCGAACATTTGGTTATGGACCAAGAACTGTTCTAAAGTGCAACTGCCCAAGCTGTGGAGGCCAACAAAACGTTGGGTTCCGATTTTCCTTACTTGAATTTCTTCCCACGGATTTCGACAGAGGAAATATCAGAGCTAGAATACTACCTCATGCATCATCTAAAGATGCAGCCAAGCGAGCAAAGGAGTCACTCTTTCAAAAAGCTCCTATGGTTTCAGCGCCGACACGAGAAAACATTAACAGAATTGGCCAAGAAGAAGAAACATCACGAGGACAGCATAGAACAGGTCCGACAGAATTTCATCAACAAGAGCAGGAGCATGCCAGCGTTCCGCAGGTGATGAAATCTCCGAACGGACATGATGATTTGCATAAAGCTGAACTTTCTAGAAAATGGGGTGGTCCTCCAGGACAACCGATTACACCCGACTTGAATGCAAGGTTGGGTCAAAAGTTGTTGGAGGAGTCTCGTCATGAGCTAGCAGCAGAAAGCGATGGAAAGGTAATGACTGCTGCACAAGCTCTTGAACTAGACAAGTAAGTTCTAGAGATGGCAATAGTTCGGGACTTTTTGGCAGGTGGGATTGACCCACCTGCTGATATCAATCAGCAGACCGCTACATCTCCAGTTGATCCTGGAATGTCAGAAGCTCTTCGTTCTTTAAATCAAACCCTTACAGGATTAAAGAAAGAGCTTTCTGATTTAACAAAAACAATGGTCGATAGTAGGACCGAAGCGTCTTACAGTAGGTTCCAAGAAGTAAGCAAAAGTATTAATGATTTAAGAGATACTATAAAAACTTTAAAATCTGGATCGATTGATCAAAACCAACTTACTCAAATTCTCTCCAAACTTCCAGGAACTATTAGACCAAATGTTTCACAGCCTACTGCGCCTACATCTGCTCCTTCAGGAGCCTTAGGACAAGTTTATCCAAACTTTGACCAAAGCTTCAGAGAGTTTATTCATCAGATTAGACAAGAGTTTAATCAACAGAGACCTGTTTTAAGAGGTGACAGTTATAATGAAAATGACAGGGAACTTCGTAAACAAAGAGACGACTTAAATAATAAACTTAATAAGCTTTTTGAAACCCTAAATGCTAATTCAAACGATCAAAAAGCAGCTATTGAGAAGCTTCCAAAAGAATTCAAAGAACGCTTCGAGGAATTCTCAAGGAATCAGGAAGGAAAGCAGAGAGCAGCGCCTGCTCTGGAGCCCGGACGGGAGTCGGTTAGAACTGCTACTCAAACTGATCCTTTAAAATCTCAAGTTACTCCAGATCAGCTTTCCAATATAATTAGAGATATTACAAAAGAAACAAGAGAAAAAATAGCTGAAAGTACGCAAAAGGTTATCGGAAGAAGTCTGGAAGAACTTTCGCTAAGAAACGATGCGAAATCTCAGCGAGCATTTCGAGAGCTTTCTTCCGTTCAGGAGAAGCTTGTTTCAGTAATTAATCAAACTGGAGCTGATTTTAGAGACCTTCCGAAATATACACAAACAATCCTTACTAGAACAAATGAATCTGTTGATAGACATATCCAAAAGCTTGCAGATGAAGTTAAGAAAGCTCTTGATGAAGGAAGAAAGCCAAATGTTAATCCTGCAACACGAGAGCTTAATGAAGAATTAAGACACAATTTAAATTTAATTACAAAAGCAAGTCAAATACAGGCAACACAAGACACTCGCAATGTACGCAGTTTCAATCAGCTTGGTGGTGGTCTTACAAGCGAGCTTACAAGCGGCTCTGGCAATATTGGTCGTGCAACTCCGGGATTAATCTCTGCCGTTGCTGGCCCAGAAGCTGGCCTTATTGTCAAAGTCCTTCAGGAAAGCCGAGAAGATATTAGAAATGTTTACTCTGCAGTTCGTTCAGTTCCAACTGCTATTCATTCTTTAGGAGCAACCGTTACATCAGGTTTTAAGCCTCTACACAAATTTTTTGAGCCTAATAGTCCAGATCAGCATACATTCGCAAAAAATATTGGTACTCATGTTGCCGCTAATGCTGGTTCTTCTTTTGCCAGCAGTCTTCTTGGTGGTTTAGCCGCAGGTGGTCTTTCTCGGCTTTTGCTAGGTGCTCTTGGCGGTGCAGCTGGCCTTGGTGCTCTTGGTTTTACTGGATATCAAGTTGGAAAAGGTTTTCTCGGAACATATGGTGATGATAAGCAAGTTAATAAATTTTTAGGAAGAAAAGAAGACGATCCAAGAGAACTAACAAATCTTCAGAGGCTTGGTGCCGGAGCTACAAAGGCTCTAAGTAATATCTTTGGTTTTGATCCTCAGGAATATGCTGATAAAGTTAAAGGTGTTCATAAAACCCTTGATGACTTTGTTGGTAAAGTTGAGGATATTACAGGTAAGAGACTCCCAACAATTTCTGAAGAGCTAGAGACTTTTAAGAAAAACTTTATTGACGCTAGAGATGAGGTTAAAACCGTCTTTTCTGGTATTTCTTCAACTCTTTCTCAAATAGATAAAGATATGGCTGCGTCCAATGCTGAGCTTTGGCGTGGCATACGAGAGATGGGATCGGCACTATCAGAGAATGCAGCAGCTGTAGTTAAGTTTTTCAAGCCAGCAGTAGACGCAATAGCAGAAGGTCACAAGAATTTAGGTGAGTTTTCGGAACAGGAACCTGGAGCGGTTACTGTTCCTGATAGATTTAAACCGGAACCAACGCCTGAATATGGTCCACCAGCCCCACCCCGCTTTCAATCAAAAGTAACTAAGGGAGGTGTTGCAGGAGCTGTAGAAAGGCTTCTTGAGCTGCAAGGTCAAGCAGAAGGTGAATCAACTATTATTGCAAAACCTCCAATGATTCAGAACCAATCTTACGATGATACAGATGGTGGAAGAGAGCGTTCTAATTTAATTCAGTCTGCTTCTTATTCGGCGCTTGGCGGTGGAGTACAGCAGCAACAACAAGTTGTTTCTAAATTTGATCAGATGCTTTCTTATCAACGACGTCAAACAGAAATTCTTGAGTTTTTCTTTAGAGTTTTTACAGACAAAATGAGAGGTTCCGCTGCTGGCGGCGATGGGTTTCAGCTAGCCTCTTACGGTAGCGGCGGTGGTTTTGGGGCCTCAGGCGGCGGCTTTGGAGGCGCTACAGGCGGCTTTGGTGGTTCAGGTAGTGGTGGAGACTATGGCGGCCTAGGAGGCGGTGCTGGGCCTTCTCTGGGGCAGGGAGGCTCTTCTGGTCCTGGAGTTCCTGATACAGGCTCGATGTTTCAACAAAGACGCCGTGATGATCTTGAAAGCGGACAAGATTCGAGATCACAAATTCAGAGAGGACCTGGCAATCGGGAGTTAGGCCCTCCAACAGATAGATTTAGCCCTGGATCACAAAATAAACGTGATGGTTCAACAACTCAAGCAGATCAAGGAGGAAGAGGAGGCGATACACAAGGTACTCAAAATGGATCGTCTATTGATATTGCTGCTGGAATGCTTCGTAAGCATGAAGGCTTTAGGAGCACGCCTTATTGGGATGTAAATGCTCTTAGAGCTGGGTACGGCTCTGATACAATCACGAAAGCAGACGGAACTGTTGAGAAGGTTACATCTTCAACTAGAGTTACTAGAGAAGACGCAGAAAGAGATTTAAAGAGACGTATTGGAGAGTTCCAAAATACGGCTAAATCACAAGTTGGAGAAGAAGCTTGGAATAAGCTAAATCCTCAAAGCCAAGCAGCACTGACATCTTTAACTTATAATTACGGCAGAGTTCCAGGTTCTGTAGCTTCCGCAGTCAAGACTGGAGATCGTGAACAGATTGCATCTTCGATTGAAGGTCTCCAAGGTCATAATGCAGGTGTTAACAGAAGTCGTCGTCTAGATGAAGCAAATGCTGTTAGAACTTCTAGAGATGAAGCAACTGTTCAATCCGGAGAAATTTCAGGTGAAGGGTCTACTCCTAGATTTCAAAATAAGAAAGTTGAATCTGAAGCTAGAGGTCTTAGAGATGAAACATCGCAAGCTGCTGCACGTCTAAACTCTCTTCAGTCGGGCGGTATTACAGTTACTAGCACGACTGGAGGAGATCACACTGCACACTCTCAGCATTATTCAGGTAAGGCTGTCGATGTTCGTATTAAAGACCTTAATATGGAACAAAGACAACAGCTCTTAGAGAACGCAAAGAAAGCTGGATTTACGAGAGTTGGAATTGCTAAGGATCACCTTCACCTTGATATGGGCGGTAAAGCTGGCCAAACTCATGTCTTTGATGAAGGAGGTGGTTCTAAAGCTTTTGGTATGGACAAGGCTGAAGTTCAATCAAGATTAGATAAAATTCCTTATGGAGGAGGACAAACACAAACAGCAAAAGGAGAACAAGAAAAGCAAACTGTTGATGCTCAACAATCAGGAGATTCTGAAAGATACCCACTACCAAGACGTACTCCAGAAGGCTTTAAGTATGAAGAGGGTAGTGGTCCAAATGCTCCGAAAGTTGGTCCTCAAGGTGAAGTTTCTGATGAGACTAGGAATCGTGCTTTTGAGAGGATGAGTCCAGAAGATCAAAAGCTTTATAATCAGGATCGAGGAGGAAGCAGAGATTTCCAAGGAACTGGTTACGGAACAACGCCTTCAGGCGATATTGTTGATAGTACCGGACAAAAAGTTGAAGGTCCGATGAATGTTGCTAGTGATCAAAGTGAAGGATCAGGAACACCGCCAGTTTCTGCAAAACAGTCTGGCGATTTAACTCCAGAGTCAGTTAATATTGATTCTGCTGATTGGACTTCTCTTCATACAACAGATGAAGGTGGAGGCCGTGTTCCGCTTCCTCCACCACGTCCTAGATCACTTGACGATGCAACTGTTGCATCTCCAGGTTCAGAAAATTATCTGGGAAGAGAATCAATAGTCCCTCCTGGAGAAAATGTTCCATCCCCTCCTTCTAGACCTGAGGAGTTTCCTCGTGCTCCTGAAGGAATTCGAACAGAATTCGCGCCTACACCTCCTTCTAGACCTTTTGGTGTTGGAAGAGAAGGTACTGGCGGTGGAGGTATGACTTCTAAGGCTGTTGGCGCTACAGGCGGTCAATATCAAACTTTTAGACAGACCATGATGGGAATTGAAAGTCGTGGTCGTTACGGAATTATGGGAGGTTCTAGCGGTCGATTTGCTGGTGCTTACCAGATGGGTCGTGCAGAAATTACTCAAACTGCAAAACAATTAGGAGAGCGGGCTCCTTCCACAAAAGAATTCTTAAGCAATCCAAAGATGCAAGATCGTTACTTCGACGCTTATACAAAAGGTCATCATGATTATTTAATGTCTCATAGTCCAAAATATCGCGCTCTTTCTCCTCAAGGAAAATTAGCTGCCCTTGGTTATGCACATAATCAAGGCGCAGGATGGGGCAAAGGAAAAGTTGTTGGTGCAACAAAATGGTTGGAAACAGGTCGTGCTGGTAAAGATGCTTTTGGCACGGCAGGAACAAAATATTCAAAAGCTATTGGAAAAGCTTTAGGAAATCAGAAAGAAACACAGTTTGCTGGTAAGGGAGTTGCTGATCGAGGTGATGATGGTGGAGGAGGAGGAGGTGGAAAAGACGCAGGTCCATCACAAAAAAGAATTCCTGGAGACGTTTCAGCAAAAGAGCCTCAACGTGGTCCTGTAAGTGATGTTGATGCAAAGCAAGCAGATCGTGGCGGAGATCAGACTCCAGATAATGCTCTTTCAGGACAAAGAGAAAAAGATATTGTTCCTCCAATGGGAGGTGATAGTCCTGCCTCTGAAACTCCAGGGGCTCTTGGATCAGAAGCTACAGGCGGTGGAGAGGCTCGTGGTAGTGATATTCAAGCACAGCAAGGAGACATTTCATCAAGCAAAAGGCCAAGTGATGCTGAAATAGATGCCATTTTGTCTGGTGATTCTGAAAAAGAGTCAAAACTTGATCCTGATTTCAAGTCTACAGGCAGATATGAATCCCTTGGCAATTTTTCTCCCAATGCTGAGGAGAGGCGACAAGATATTGGAAGCAGACTTATAACTGGTAGGATGAAGGAAGAAGGTCTTACTAATAATCCTGGTGCTCTAGATATGTTTATGAATGCAAGGGGTCAGGAAGCTTTTAATACATTTGATCCAACAAATAGGGGCCAAACTCGTAATCAGATGTTTATGGGCACAGAAGCTCAGCAATCTGGTATTAATATGATGTCTGAGGCCAGACAGGCTAAGATTCCAACTGGCGAGAAAATGCGTGGTGAAGCATTTAATCAAAGAATAAGTGACGCATTTCAATCTGTTGGAGCAGACAGAGAAGCGGAAACTTCTAAAGGTTTTACTACAGAGTCTCCATATCGTAAACCTTCTCAAATAGAAGAAGATAAGCATTACACACCTTGGCGTGAAAATCCTTTGCCCGATCCTGAGGCAATGAGACGGAGATCAGATGATTCAGAAATCTATAAGCATGATCGTCCAGCGTCTGATAGTCTCCGAGGTGAGGAAGGCGCTGGGGTTAAATCTGATCAAGGTATGGATAACAACTTAATGTCCAAACCTATTTCCATGGAATCTAGTGATGTTGGAGGAAATAAAAATGATGCCTCAGGATTTGAGGACGAACCCTTGAAAGGAATTGAGGCCCCAACGACAACAGCAGGAGGCATGGAATCCGAAAATGCTGCATTGTCTGGAGTTGAAAAACAAGTTGAAGCTGATTCTGACAGAGCAGAAGAAATGGCATCTTCTAGAGCTTCTGACCAAACTGATGCTTCTGGCTCTGGCAATGCTGGAGAGAATTCATTCAAGAGCTTTACGTATGGTGATGTGGCGCTTACCCTGCACTCAGGTGAAGGACTCTAATAATGGGACTGGGCAGAAGAATAGATCAGTCAGGTGAAACACACCTCGATGGTCAAAGTAGGCATTATCAAGTTGTTGTTCACTCAACCCGTTTTGGAGATGTTTTTGCTTGGCTTCCTGAACGATTTGCAATGGATATCGCTGCAAATTGGCAATTTATTGTTGGTGGAGGCATGCCAGCAATCGTAAACTTTGCATCTTCTTCAGTCTTTGGTCGTGTTCCTATGACACAATATTTGACCGCTCAAGTTTGGTGTGGAAGCTCTCCGCTTCGTTTTGGACTTCCATTAAGATTTATTGCAACAAGAAGCTCTGAAACAGAAGTTATAAATCCCATTAAACAACTTTTAAAAATGTCTTTGCCACAATCACAAGACGCAGGCTCACTACTCATCCCTCCAGGACCGAGACTCGAAACAAATGCGGCGGCAACTGTCCGTGATGCACTTGGAGTTACGAATTATACTGGAGGTGATGAAATCACTCTGTTTATTGGTTCTTATATTGCTATTCCAAAAATCTTTATTGAAAATATTCGTGTTGAATTTAAAGGAAAACTAAATTCTACTGGAGAGCCGATGGAAAGTGAGTGTGACGTGCGATTTGGAACCTTATATATTCCAACAGCAGGCGATATTGATGATTGGATTGGTGCTAGCGGAGAACTTGTTCAGGGCACAAGCCGTCCTCTTGCTCGTCAATAAGAGATTGAGTTATGGCGACAAAAATAGATCATCCTGTACGAAGAGGATCAGAAGTTGGCCTCGATCATTTTATGAACATTGAAACTGATCCAAGAGGAAAAGATGTTCTTGATCCTTACAGCATTGGAATTTATGATATTCATTACCAAATTAGAAATTCCATTGGAGTTACGAGAACAGTTAATAAGTCAGTAGCTGGTGCTCCTGACATGATTTCTTGGATGGAATATAGGACTCATGACTATTGGTGGCTTCTTTCTATCATCAACAGACTAATCCGGACAGAGAAAGAACTTATTACTGGAATGAGTTTTTTTATCCCAAGTCTCTCAGATTTAGTGACTTATCTTCAAAATTTAAATAGAAAGCAAAATGAGGATAAAATTGTTAAACTTGGAGTAACCCCTGGAGGTCCAGTAACCAATAAGCGTTCGTAATAATGAGAGGATGTAAGAATGCCTAGAATATTTCAAGATCGATACATTATTGAAATCTCGATTAATGGTCAGCCTGTTAATTGGCAAGAATTCGCTATTGAAGAGTTAAGCATTCATGAATCTGTAAAGCAGCGATTTCCAACTGCTGAATTGAGCTTTGCTTGTGGACCTACTTATATCCTTAATAATCCAATTTTAGATGCTTCTCCGGTTGTCATAACAATTGAAGACATACAAATCAATCCACCATCACCGTCTCTCACTTATAAGATGAGAGCGTTCAATTCTAAATTCAAAACGGTTGGCAATCTTTTTAAATGGTATGCATCTCTTTATTTAGATGCTGCTGATCTTCACCAAGCTAAAATCAAGTCCTACGGAAAAACAACATCTTCAAATGCTATAGCATCTGCGGCTAGAGATGCCGGTTTACAGCCCGATTGTGACCCATCGTCAGACGTTCAGTACTGGCTTCGGCGCAATGTTCGCGGCGCTGATTTTATTTACAAAACAGCAAAGCATTCCCACGCAGGTCCAATGTCATGTTTTGTGACTGGCATTACAGGACAGCATAAATTAAGACATTATAATATTACAGAGAAAATGTCATCTGCACATACATGGACTTTTACAAACAAACTTGAAAAAGAACACCATCCAGGAGGAAATGAGATCCTTTATGAACATGGAGATTACGGAACAGTTTCTGGCACAACTAATTCCTATGCAGGGTATGGACAGACATCCGGAAGCTACCACCTTGAGAAGGGCTTTCAGGACATTAAGGCCGATGTTGCTAAAATCTCCAGTGGATTTTTGAATATGGGTAGAGCTATGTTAGGATCACAAAGGGCTCAGACTCTCCCTTTTGATTCTGATAATACACATGAAAACTACACTAAAGCTGGTCAACAAAACAAAGCTATTAAGTCTCTTTTTTCCACAAAAGTCACTGTTAGAACTAGGTTTGGTCGTCATGTTGAATTGTTAGATTATGTCAATCTTTATCCTTATGCTCCTGGTTTAAATGAAATAAGCGGTGGCTTAATCTTACCGTGGGCAGGTAATTATTTCGTTTCTGAAATTCATACACTTGTAACACCTGCTCTTGTGGCGAAAGAGTATGTTCTTTTGAGAGAAGGCTTAGACATTAAAGGTGGTGCTGACTTTGGATTGATGGGTGGCGAATAATATGATTGAGTATTATATTAAACTTTGGTCATTTTGGGCTTTTCTTATTTTGCTTGTATTCTTCTTTTGGGGACTAGCAACGAATACATTTTCTGACTACTGGATTGCAAGACAGGCAGAAAAGAAGCAGAAATAGGAGGTTAAAATTACTTTCCTAAACCCGCTTGATCTCATGAGGGATCGTCCCGAATCAACGAGTGAGGACGTTCACTATGGAAAAACACTTGATCCGAAACAACAAAAAGACCCAAAGAAATTAGGTCGTGTTCGTGTTCGCGTTCCTGAACTAGACGGAGAGGCAGGTTCTGGGATTCCAGATGAGCATTTGCCGTTGACGCAATTAGAGCGTCATGAGAATTACGGCACACAAGAAGAAATGTCACATTTTCAGATGCCTCAAAAGGATGCGCATGTAAAAATGCGTTTCCATGGCGACGATCCTTATTCGAGTCTCGGTTCAGGTGCTCCTTATTCAAAGCCTGGAGCAATCTCTGAATTCGATGATGAGAATCAATATCAAAGATATGGACAAAAAGACCCATTAGCCAACATTAATAACTACAACAATATGGGTAAAAAGGACATCCATTCAGATCACACACAGATGGATGGTCCTCACAATCATAGAACAAGAGGCGTTACGACTTTTTACTTTACAAACAGCAAGAGCAATACACCTGGAGCCAACAAATTTGATCAGGGAAATACGCAGCAAACTATTGCATCAAGTCATCATTTTCTTTTTGCACCAGATGGAAAAGTCCTTAAATCTTTTAGCAAAAGCGGTGACGGTCGCTTACATGATGTTGTTAGAAATCATCTTGGCATGGAAGGTCCTGCTAGAGATATTGGCGGTTTTCAGGACATTCCACTTGATGCAGGGGAAAACCAAGGAAAAGCAAAAGTAAACTATTTTGCTGACGAAGAAATTACATTAGCTATCGTCAAGCCAAAACAACAGCAACAACAGCAGATGCAAGCTATGGGCTTACTGCATATGTTGCTTGGTGCAGATGCAGGTGCTGAAAAGCCGCATGAGGCTGATGATAAGGATTTGAAAAAGCTCGCATTTGTTAAGCTAGAAAAGAAAAAGATCACTATTCAAGTAAACGATGAAAACGGAGAAGAGCAAAAGAAGACAATGATCCAATTGACTGATACGGATATTACAATTGAATCTGTTGAAGGAAAAGTAGTGATTAAAGCTAAGTCCGATATTACAGCAGACTCTCAAAGTAAGATCGGTCTTACAGCGCCAACCATCTTTACAGCAGGTAATACAAAACTTGGCTCGGAAGATGCGAGCAAGCCCGTTTCAGCACAAGGAACGATAGATAGCAGAGGTGATTCAGATATCTCTAACTTCTTGACAAAAGTCACAGGAACCTAGAAAAATGGAGAATGTAAAAATGGAAATTTGGAAAGATATCCCTGGATATGAAGGCAGGTACAAAGTCTCGAATTTAGGGAGAGTTAAATCTCTTGAAAGGAAAAGAAAAGGTCCAAATGGTTGTTTGATAAGAGTATCTGAGAAATTGTTAACCGCAGTTACTGTTTCTAATAAAGATGGATATAAAAGGCAAAATGTTTGCTTGTCCAAAGATGGAATTTATTCAACTCCTTGGATTCATCAGCTAGTTTTGTTAGCGTTTATCGGCCCTTGTCCTGAAGGGTATGAGTGCCGTCATTTGAATGGAGACGCGACTAAAAATGACCTAGGCAATTTAGCGTATAGTACTCATAAAGAAAATATCTATGATAAATTTACTCATGGAACAATTGCTAATGGAGAAAGGCATGGCATGTCTTTGCTTACAGAAGAGGAAGTTTTGTACGTAAGAAGACAGCTTATAAATGCCCCTAGAGGCACAATAGCTAGATTAGCTAGGGAGCTTGGGGTTGATCCTAGTACAATCTCATTAATTAAAAGAAATTTAAACTGGAAACACGTAGCATAGCCCGTGATTGGCCAAACAAAGGGGAACTCTTCAATGAGCTACTACTTTCCAAGATCTTAACCGCCGCTGGCAGCAGACAAGTTTAGAATTAGTTATTATGGATGATGTAGCTGCCTTGGAACAAAACATTGATAATATACTTTTGTGCCCTTTAGGAAGTTTTATGTTCAATCGAGGTTTTGGTGCAAGGCTAAAACATTTTCTGTTTGAGCCAATGAATGATAGAACAGCAATGAGCATTAAAATCTATCTTATTGAAGCTACTAAAGCATTTGAGCCTAGGATTCTAATAAATATGCGTGATTCTTATGTCATTCCTGATTATGATGGAGGCATTTCAGGAATGCCAGGTTATTACGTAAAACTGGTGTACATCATAAAAAGTACACAACAAATTGCAGAGTACGTCAGAATATTACCCACTCAAATAGGCCGCTAAGTTTGTAGAGTTGAGAAAGAAAGTAATAGGAGGCTAAAATTCCGGAATTATCAGGACTTTCGACAGACTACCAATCTTTGAGTATAGAACTTCAAGAGAAACTTTCAAAAGAATCAGATTTATTGTCCGTAGGTTTTCCCGATCAAACAATTGTTTTATTATCTAATACGCTTGCTGGTATTACAGCGATGCTTAACTATTCACAGGTTACAGCAAATCTAAATAATTTCCTACCTTTTGCCTTTTTGAAAACAGCGGGCTATGCAATCGCTGCTACTCTTGGTGTTGCACCAAGACGAAAGTCAGCAGCGGAAATGTGGGCTCGGCTGCGCCCTCCAGGAACTGGAACAGTCGATTTCAGCGGACAAATGGATGCAGACATAACAATTCCAGCATATACGCAATTTAGCTGTCGGAATAAATTTTGGCATACTAGAATAGCTTATACGCTTAACAATACTGATCCATACATTGACCTTCAGCTTCATGAAGGAAGAGTTTGGGTAGATACGTTCACTGGTTTGGGTGAAAAATATCAACGTTGGTTTATTGGAAATGTTTTCAATGTTGATAATAACACCGTTCGAGTAATGATTGACAATGATTGGTGGGATGAGGCTGAAGAAGGATCGTTTGTTTATTACGGTCCTGCAAATACAGTCTTCTTGCAACAAACAGCGCCTGATGGAAAAGTTCTAGTTTTCTTTGGGAATGGTATTTACGGAAGAGTGCCGCCTAGAGGGTCAGACATTAGAATCTACTATACAGAAACCTCGGGATTTTCTGGAAACAGCGCTTCTATCGGAGATGAGGTTATTCTTATTGATCAAATCAACATTGGACCTGGACAAGTTCTCGCTGTTGATGGAATTTCGATCACAATTGCCTCCGGCGGAGAAGATGAGCATACTCTAGACGATATTAAATATGTTGTTCCAAGGCTCTATGCTGCTAACCAAAGAGCAGTTAGACGGGATGATTACATCGGACATTTGCTCGGTGCAAAAGCCCCACTAGCTTTTGCAGATGCGCGCACTTGGGGAGAGTATGAACAAGCTGATAAGGAAGGTATTGGAAAGCTCGAAATGATGAACCGGGCGTATTGGACCGGAATATTGAGGACTTTCTATCCGACAAAATTGGAAGCTTTTCAGACAGCAGAGGGTGGTGGACAAAGCGACTTTAGTTTTACGATTCCTGCTACTTCTATTATTAAAGGATCATTTCAAGCTGTTAACACAGACAACGATATTGTGTTTAATGATTCTCAGGGTCATGGTGTTATTGTTTCTCCAGATGTTGACGCACCTGCGCTCTTGGGAGGAACGGTAACAGCATCAGATACTGCTGGCGGATCAAATGTTGTTAATATTGTTGATGCAAATATCGAAACATATTGGCAATCAGCTACAACGCCAACTCCAGCTTCCCCAAGCTATATCATTTATGATTTTGGTCTTGGAAATTCTATAGTTGCCAAAGCTTTTCGTATTCGCTCATCAAATGATGCCTCTAGAGAGTTGAGAGCATTTCCAAAAATTGTCAGTATGTGGGGATCAAACACCGTTGATCCTACTAGTGAGACAGATGTTGATTGGGAACCAATTCGTGGCCGAATGGAGCTTATTGATCCTGGAATCGCAACGTGGTGCCCCTGGATGACGTTTGAGAATAATATTGCTTATCGTTACATTAAGATGAGAATTGAAGATCGTTACGGTTCTCAGGGATATACAAAAATTTGCGAATGGCAGCTATTGTCAGCAGACGATGCATCCACTATTAACTATGATACTCGTCAAGTTGTCTTAAAATATCCATTCTTCCTTTCTGGTGGACACTGGATTGACATTCATTATTACGGTCCAGACCTTTCCGACAATCAGATTTCCGAGGTCGATACTTTTCTTAAAAAATACAATCACTTTACAACTCTTATTACATATAGACCGCCAATTATGAAACGTATCGAGATTGAAGTTGAGGTCTATTATTTCTCAGAGTATGATCCAAACGAAGTCTTCTCAGCCGTCGAACGAAAGCTTGCAGACCTTTTTGATTTAAAGAAAGGTTCTATCGGAAGAAAAATTGCACATTCTGATTTAATGAGAACGATTCTTGAGGTTGATGGCGTTGACTTTGCTCAGTTTCTAAGTCCACAACTTGGAAGTGATATCATTGTTGGCCTAGGAGAGTTTATTTTCAACGTTAATAGTAGAATTAATCTTTACGTAACAGAGAGAAGTCAGCAGTTTAACCGTTACGGAACAGACAAGTAAGATGGCTTTACTCTCTGCTACCGTAAGCATCGGGACAACATCTGCTGTTACTTTTCCAGCAGATAAAACCTTTCGAATTCTTAAACCGACAAACGTTTCTCTAAGCAGTCCTGCTAGCACGGTTGCTGCTGCTGGTCGAAGAGTTAGAGCAGCTACTTCTGGCATCTCCTCTTCGTCAACAATTAGTGCAAATGCTATTTTCCGAAAATCAACTCCTATTCCAATTAGTGTATCAACAAATATCACGGTTACTCCACGGAGAGTTAGAGGAACAACAATCGCTGCTGTATTAAGTTCAGCGACGATTAAAACTCCTGCCGCTCTTGGTGTAACTGTTACTCTTAATAAAGATATTCTAAGAACGGTATCTATTCTAGCCTCGTCGTCTGCATTTGTTTCTGGTTTTGCTGAGTCTAGAGGTCAGGCAAGCGCTTTTATTCGAGCGTCTTCAAGTCTTTCGTTTGGAGCGGCTGGTTCTCAAGATTATAATATCAATGCTACTGATTATTATTTACAAAGACAGTTTCCTAATCTGACATGGATGCAGCATCAGGCAAGTAATGTAACATCGGTTAATTTTGAACATATATCTATCCAAGCAACGTCAAGCGTCTCCGTTCGATCTTCTTCAGAAGCGATCCTTGGCGTTTCGATTAACCAAAAAACAAATGTTAGAGTTTTACCAACACATATCAAAGGTTCTGAAACTGTTGATAAAAATACCGGATCGAAGCAAGCTTCTATTATTCTTAGTGGAACTATTCGTGGAGAGACGACTGCACAGATTATCGGTGGTTTGCGTTGGTCTAACTTTAAAGGGCTTGGTGTAGGATTTAAGATAGTTGCAGGTGATTATCCTTATGAATCTGTTGCTGTTTTCTTAGAAGACCCTCAATTTAAAGCAGACACCGTTCTTGTAAATATTACAGTTCCTTTCAATGACAATGTCTTGCCACCTGGCAAATGGCGCTTTGACGTTCCAGAAGGAACCAACTTTAACGAAGAAGGCTATACTCCTGGATATTTCAGGCAATCTGATCTACTTGCTGCTATAATGAAAGACATGCGAAAGCATGTCGTTGAGCCTTCTCAGTATCTATCTGAGAGGATGAGGGATTTTCGCAAGTGGGATCGGATTGATGCAGAGTTTTTAGGCCCTCTTGGATCGACTATGGGCCTAACTATCCGAATGGATCGTTTTGATGATGAAGCAAGACGAAGAGCTATTCATGAGTGGATTCAGTTTTGTGAGTATGCCGGAACTGAATCGTTCATGGGATTTGAAGGATACGTTCTTGATACGATCTTTACACTAGAGCATCTTTGGACAAATAACTATAAAAATTTCGTACCGATAGAACTTGTAACTGATTCATCTTACTATCCGACTAATCACGTATCTTTAAGATACGATGCGAATATATTTGATATATTTAATCCAGAAGATATCAAATATATTTATGATTTATTTTATAAGTTAGCTTCAGTACCGCTTGTTCTCGAATCGCTTTATGCCTATACTCACGACAACTCGACAGTGTGGGTTCAAGGTGTCGGTTATGAGCAGGAGTTTGCACCTTGGGAAACTAACGATTTCCCACCCAACTTGTGGGTCGTAGGTGTCGATTCCGATGTTAGATATGCAGACTATGAAGCAAACGAATTACCTCCGAATTTTTGGATCGTACCTGTGGATCAAGATATCGAATATGTTACAGACTTAGTAGATACACTTGATCCTCTAATTAGACTTACTTATTGGCAAAATGATTTAGCTTTTACAAATCCGGAAATTGATATTTTGAATCAGGGACTAACCGTAATTTTGGACCCTGAACCATGAATGGTTATTGGATTTCAAAAGCAAATATACCTAGAAGTCAAGGAGATTATAGCTTTTCTGTTACAGTAGATAAAATAAGCAATATTGTTGGAATAGGTTTAGCTACTCTTGCAACTCAAACTGATAATCAATTAGGTTATGACGATGGTAGCATTAGTTATGATTCTAATGGTTTGATAAGATTTAATAACTCTCTAATGTCTCAAAATGCAGCTAGTTATACTTTAAATGACACAATTACCGTTAGATATATTTTTTATCTTAATAGGGTTATGTTTTATAAAAATGAAGTTCTGGCATATATCGCGAACAATATACAGCTAGGTTTTGTCTACCCTGCTGTTTGTTTAACTGGAGATGGAGATACTTTAACAGGAAACTTTGGACAGTTTCCTCTTTTCCTCCCTCCAGGATCGAGAAGCTGGGATAGGAGAAGAATTAATTCTACAGAAACAGATGTTATAGTTCAAACTACACAAGAGTCTAAGGCTTACAGCATTAGTTCAGTTATTGTTAATACCAGAAAAACTGCAAGACCAACTATTTTTAGTGTGAATGACTATTCAATCGTTACAAGCTTTGCAAAAGTTTTAAGACATGGAAATGCTCCAATTCAATCATTATCCTCTTTGCAAAATAATGTATCTCTTAAAAAAAGAGCTACAGTAAGCTTAAATGCTGCTTCCAATTTAGTCTCTACTGCAACTAAGATTGGCATATCCGGAGCAAATCAGGACGGAGTCGTTAGCATTCAAATTTTATCGAGTGCTTCTTTCAATGCAAAAAGAATTGCACGATCAAGTGAGGCTGCTGCATCGTTATCGTCTTTAAGTGTTAATCCAAAGGCTATAAAACCTGTTGCTCCTTTAAGCCCATTATCGTCTTTATCGTCTGTAACAGCCGTTGCGACTGCTATTCCTAATAAGGTCACAAATGGATCATTTAATAATTTAACAGGATGGTCAGGCTACCATCTCGGATCAGGATCAACTGTAACTCCTGATAATACTGTTATGTCTATGGTTGGAGGTAATCTAAGGTTAACCTCAGCAGCGGCCAAACAGTCTCCCATTGCTGTTTTTCCAGTCTCTTCGTTAGTCGTTGGTCAGTCTTATCATCTTACTCTTGATTACAATGGAACAAATGGACCTCTGTCTATAAGAGTAACAAGCGATGCTGTTCCTCTGGGAAGTGCAAATGAAGTTTACAATAGCGGAAGTCTTTCTAATGCTTCTCAGCTTCACGCCATTTTCGTAGCAAGTCAGACAACAATGTATATTTACCTATGTAACAATAATAGCGGGGCAGGTTTCAGCGAGTACGACAACGTAAGAGTCATCGATGCTTCGGCTTCATCGTTTAGGCTTAGAGAAGATGGTTCTTATAGACTAACCGAAGACTCTAACTATAGAGCTTTGTGATTAAAATATAGGAGTTAGTGGAGATGCCTGATAGGAAAACCTCTCAAGAGTCTGACGCAGTACTTTTAACAGGAAATGAATTAGTTGCAATTGTTCAGAGTACAAGCGATGCCAAGACAACTCTAGATCGAATCATTGCGGAAGTAGCTCAAGTTATTAAACAATCTCCACATAGGTATGCGTGGGCAGTTCTGGATAATGGCGATGTTGCTGCAATCGGAGTTACGGATGATGGGACTCTAATTGCTAGAGTAGCTAGCATTGACGAGCTTGTAACTAAATCTATAACAGCACCGGAGTTTAATACTCCAGAAGGTGGACTTGGAACTAAGATACCACATGGTTGGGCCATTGCTATCTTGGATAGCTCAGATATCACAACGGGTGGTGTATTAGATGATGGAACCCTTCGCTTTAAGAATGCACAATTCACGGTAGCTGAAGCTACAGATTTAACCGTCGCTCGAATCAACGGCGTTAATATTGGTGACTATCTTGCAGGAGGATCAGGAGCTTCTTTGACGTCTCCGGAGTTTGAATCTGACATTATTGGTCATTTTTCATACGGCCAGAGTCTATCCGTAGGAGTTAATGGAACTCCAATTATCTCGTCCGTTCCTCGTTTTAATAATATTCGTTTTGCTACTGGAGTTCGTCCTGGTGACGATAATACGGCAGGTAGCGGCTTTGTCCCCTTAGTTGAGCAGATTCAGCCTGGATACAGTTATGTTGGTGAGACTCCTGTTACAGGAGCAGCAGAGTGTATCATCGAACGCATACAATCGGAAAACAACACTCCTCCGTCAAGTTATCAGTCAGTTATTTTAGGAGCGGCAACAGGCATATCTGCAACGAAACTTGCAGACTTATCAAAAGGCGGACCTGGAGGTTATTCAAGCACGATAAGCATTGTTAATTCTGCTATAACATCATCTAATAGTATTGGAAAGACGTTTAAGCTTGGGTCATTCTCGTTTACGCAAGGAACATCTGATTATCAAGCAGGTACTTCACAGGCAACATATCAATCTTTATTAAGTCAATTAGTTATTGATTTCAATACGGATATTAAGGCACTCACGAAGCAGGCTGATGACATCTATTTCTTTTGTGGACAATCAGCGGACCATTTTGCTGCTCCACCTGGAATTGCTCTAGCACAGCTAGCGTTGTCAAAAATCGATCCACGCTTTGTGATAGCGTGCCCGCTGTATTTCTTTCCATCTGGAGATGGAACGCATCTAGATGGCTTAAACTATAAATGGCTTGGTGCTTTCTATGGCTTGGCACACAAAAGAACTTTAATAGACAAAAAAGTCTGGCTACCACTTGACTGTATTGAAGCGTTTATGCAAGGGACTGTTATCCATGTGAGATTTCATGTTCCAGTGCCTCCACTGGTATTTGACACAACTCAAATAGGCTTTCGAGACAACTACGGGTTTCAGGTCTTTAACTCTGCCGGTTCAGAGTTTACGCTTTCTAGCGTGACACTTACAGGACCAAGCACTGTCCGGATTATTTCATCCACACCAATCACTCCTGGGTCTGTACTGCGTTATGGCGGGAAGACTGTTCCTCCTACGAGTACTGGCGGAAATTTACGCGATAGCCAAGGTGATAGCGTTGTATTTAATCCAACTGGAATCAACAAGCGATTAGATAACTGGTGTGTCATCTTCGAAAGGGCGCTGTGATGGGAATCTCAATTCGGGTAGCAACTGCTAATTTTGCAAATAAGCTTGCTTCGCTAACTCTTCCTAGTGTTGATAACTTAGTAGGTGAATGGCTAATAAACACAGATACCGCTCATGCTGTTATAAATCGTGCAAATCCATCCTTACCAATGACTCAAGTCGGGACGCCAACTTATGCTCCAGGATTCACAAATATTAGTGGTGGCGGCTATGGTCAAAATGGCTTTGATACTCATATAACTCCTACTGGTGATATCACTATGTTTGCAATATGCAGGCCAGCAGGCATTGGTGAACTGTTTCCCTTCACTTTTTATTCACCTTCGAATAATGTCACTGGGTTTTCGGTTCTAACTAGTGGTTCCGGAGCTGGGCTACGATTCTTCAATAATAGATATTCCTCTGGTGCTGATATAGCACGGTTAGATGTGCCCAATACTGGAGGCTTTTTCTTTACTGCTGGGGTCGGCCCTTTAGGTCTACCTCCTAAAATCTATCTCGGAACTTCTGGTGTTTTATCAAGCAATACAGGTCTCGCTGCAGGGACTGCTCCTCGTGACGTGCAGCGGTCTCTGAGAATTGGTCTAGATCAGACTGGTGATGGTGCTATAGCTTATGCGGCCATCTACGAAGGCCGTAGCCTTACCGAGGCTGAAGTCCTCGCCGCCTATCTTTCTCTTAAGTCCTTCTTCGGGACCTTGATTTCGATCTTATAAAACTGCGTTGCACGTAGATAGGAGTGAGATAAAATGTCGACGGTTATAACTCGACTCGGAATACAAAAAGCAATTGAAGCAGGGACCAATGGTCCTCTTATTAACATCAATAAATTCAAGATTGGTTCTAACCTTATTATCCCTAATGATACTATGACAGACGTTTCCGGTCTTGTTTATACCGGAGATGCTACATTAATGCATTATAGAATTGTTGACGAAAACACAACTGATTACATTATTATTCTTGATGAAACTATTGGTGATTTCGAAATTGGAAACTTGGGCATTTATCTCGATGACGGGACATTGTTCTCGCTCACGAGTTATGTCCAAACGATGCACAAGCGGAGATCAGTTGGCAATAATCTTGGTAATAGACGTATTTTCCAAGTTACTATTAAATACTCGAATCTTGCTACAATTTCTAACTTCACCATTCAGCCTCTTCAGCTTCTATCGCTGCCTGAGGTTCCAACTGAATTTGATCTTCCTGACCCCAGCACTGCCCCTTTCAATACCTATCAAGTCAAGTTACACACATTAATCGGAATTACATGCATTGCTTATCGTTGGAACAGTTCTTGGCATTTTAGCACAGAACGAAATCTGGCAGGACAGGGCGAAACTGTCATGCCAGTCACTCCTGCCCGCTTTGCTGGAAACGCTGCTGTCGGAAAAGTAGTTGCTCTTGATTTTGATTCCCACACAATAACTCTTGTTTCAAATCCAGGTTCAACTGTAAATCCTCCAATTGGTATTAGAACGTCCGTAAACGAAATTACTACAGTTGGTATTCACCAAGATTTAAGTTCAAGTTGGACTCCTCTTGCTAAACTATATATGGCAACAGGTGGTGGCCTTGGTGATTTAACTCATACAAATACAGGTTATGTCTGTGGTTGGGCAATTACGTCAACTCTTGCTTGGATTGACTTTTCTAATGCTTTGAGAGGTGCAATTGCTGGTCCTCCCGGTCCAGCTGGCCCTCCTGGTCCTGTTGGTCCTGGAGGGTCAAAAGGTGATCCTGGCATACCTGGACCAGCAGGCCCAAAAGGTGAGCAAGGTGCACAAGGCCCAATCGGGCCTTCTGGCAATCCTGGAGCCGCTGGAGCGGCAGGTCCGGCAGG